CGATGGTCGCAATAGCGTTGATACCTTCCTGTAATAACCGGGCTTCTGAGCCCTGTGTGACTATACTAGGCATGATTAAATCCCCGTTTGTTGACGGTCGCCTTGATAATCATTAAGCGAAACAGCCCAGCGAGCGTTTGTGCCTAAAGCATTATCAGGAGCGTCAATTACATGATGAAGTCTTACTGCTAAAGTTGAAGTGCTAGCAGCTGACGTGCTGTCCAATTCAGAGGCAGAAATACCCGTGATTGCATCGCCTGTACCGACAACAACTTCACAGTTTAGACCTGCTTCAGTGATTTCAATGTCGTTTCCGACTGAGTCTTCTTGAATTGAATAGAGGATATCACCGCCCATGGCAACAAAACCCGTTCGGGCAGTTGATGCAAGTCGATGTGTTTTTGATAAAGAGCCTTCATCAGCACCGTTAGGCTCAAGCCCAACTAATACGCCAATAGCGGCATCAGTTAAGGCACATTGAGCGACAACAGGGAGTTTACCTGTTGCGTCTGCCGTGCCAGTGAGTTTTACTCGGTCTCCAATAAAACAAGCTACGCTATCGCCAGCGGCGAAAACAACTCGTCTCAGTTGACCTTTCCAATCAGCACCTGAAAGGGTGCCTATAGGCGTTAAGCCTGAAGGTTTGTCTAAATTAGCCATAATGGCCTCCTAAAATAAATAAAATCAATTGTTTGCCCTTTCTTCGGACTACAGCTGACCTATTCTTCTAGGTGGCTATTTGGTTATCACCTTCTTTGGTGATTGAATACTTACATTTATAAACTATATCTTATATAAAATCAAGTTATGCAATGAATTGGCTTAACAGTCCAGCGAACATATTCATCGTGGTCTCATGCTGGCGGTGGTCATAAACAAAGACATAATCTGTATCGCAGTCAGGCCGTCTAAATCTAATATTCATTTCCACAGCGCATAACTCCATTAGTTCATGACAGACAATCATAAATATTTCGCTTTCTTCGTTATCTTTTACGCCAATTTCTATTTCATGGTCGCCATAAGAAAAAGAACCACCGCCATGCTTATTTGTCCAGATAACATTAAAGTTATAGCAATTTACTTTTAGCTTTTTAATCCTTTTTATTTTCATAGCTTAAGCATCATGCGTTTGCTCAAACCCCTGGCCTTTACCTACTGGATTATTAGGAGCATACGTTTTAATACCCTTCACATTTGACATCACAGCGCCATCAGCTTGAGATTTACCCATACCCAACGCCTCTAATATCTCCTCATTACGCTGCTCTTTTGGGTTAACCCGCAAGGTTTTGTATTCTTCAGCGGGCATAAACAATAAATAGCAAAGCATCGGTTTTCCTGTGTTGTCTGTTCCTACCGGCGTACATTCCCATTCTCTGGTAGCTTGGTCTGTAAATCCTTTAAACTCTTTTAAGCTTTTATTTCGACGAGGCACAAGCTCTGCGCCTAAATGTAACCATTTCTCAACCGCTCCATTTTCATCGTTTTCATAAAATAGTTGCATACCTTGGTATTCTGGTAGCCTTTCGTAAAATGAAGCATCCAAGTTCAACTGCTTACCTGTTGCCATACGAATTTTATCGGCTTGACTGAGTTTATTAATGTTTGGCTCTTCCCCTATCGGGGCGCGCACATTCTTTTCTGCTCCTTTAGCTTGTAAACCTACGTTTTCACCAGCTACATCAGGAGATTCTACTCCTGCCGTTTTAAGTGTTTGTTTTTTTGCTGTCTTTTTCTTGCTCATATTATTCTCCTGTCAAATTCTTAGCGAATCGCTCTGCGGCTTCTGGATCTCTCGCCTTAATAATCTCATAAATATCATCAGCAGGATTAGTATCGCGTACATTTCTTGAATTACCCTCAACCGATTTAAGCTTAGCTTTAACACTGGCGCTGGGTTGTGCTTGCCGTTTACCTGGTTGTGGCGGTGCACTGCGTTTATTGCGTGGGCTAACAAATTTATCGGCATGCAATTCTCTGGCTTGGGTAAACGCCATTTTCTGTACACGCTCAATCTGCTGCGGTGTGAGTTCACCGGCTCTCGATCTGTCACCACCTAACAATTGATCAAGCTTTCCATTATGAATCATAATCATGTCTTGATGAAATTCGGCGTTATATTGTGCGCTGTTTGAATCAATAATAGGATTCTTTCTAGCAAAATCACTAATGATTGGATTAACCTGAATAGGTGCAGGACGGCTATCAATCTTATTTATCTTTTCCTGAGCAGCAAGCGCAGCATCTAAATCTTCATCTTCTTTGGCCTGCTCAAACTCTGCTACTAAATCAACCCTTGCTTGCGCTATCTCTTCGGCTTTTTGTTCATTTTGCTGCTGCTTCCACGTTTCCATACCATCAACAACATGGCTCATCGTGTCTTTTAGTTCTCGGACCTCTTTCAGAGACTCATATTGTGCCTTATAAGCATTCTCTCCACGGAAATCGGCGGGGTCTTTACCTTTTGCCACCCATTCGTCATAGGTTAGGAAACCAGGTGGTTTGTCGTCAACATCTTCGCTCTTTAATTCAAGATCCTCATTTTCTAAATTATCATCAGATAAATCAAGAACCTCTTCTTTATCAAGAGTTTCGCCGGTTTCTTGCTCAAGCGCGTCAAGCGCTTCGTTCATTTCTTCTTCTGTAGTTGACATTATTTTACCTCCATTATGCTTAAGATGCTTTCATCGTTCATAAGTCGATATGTTTCGCCGCTGCCAGGCGGGATTTCTATCATCACACCGGCATATCTATCAAAAAATACTGTATCACCTTCTTTTATTGGGGTTGCACCACCTAAAGCTGCAGCCTTAAACGATCCGTCACCAACACTAACAGCGATACCGTATTGAGTGCCGTTATCTTCTTTTTCTTTTTGCTCTTGAGTTTTTACATCAAAGCCAGCGGCAGCTAAAGAAGAAAACTTCTCTTTTTCAATCTGCTCAAGCCCTGAAACGGCCTCGATAGTTTTAACAAGCACTCGATAACCTACAGCTTTATGTGTTCCTTTCGCCATAAGATGACGGGCGTTATTAATCATTTCTTCGGTGACAGCAATCATTCTTCCTCCTTCGGAAGCTCTAGCATTTCATGAGTGGAAAATATAGTTTGAGGGTCGCTAGCATTTGTTAAGCCAATTTTTTGGCCTAATATGCTGTGAATTCTATTCATCGATAGATCGTTATTCGACGCATCTATGTGGCCGCCGTTGCCTAGTATTTCTTCTACTTGTTCTGCAGACCATTTAAGGCATTGCAGGTATGATTTCGTTACCGGGTTGCCCAGCCAAATCTCCAGCTGGGATTGCGTCAATCGTTTGTGCTTGTCTTCCATCTATGCCTCCTTCGGCATCAATAAATCTGTCTTCGATGTTTTCTACCATGTCAATTGCTTCTTGACCACTTGCTAACCCAGCTTTCACTAATCTTTCTAGTGACTGGGTATATAGATTAGTGATTTCAGCCTCTTGCTTATCAGCCTGCAATCCTAATTTTCCCATTTCTCGCGCCGCTTCAAGCGCCATTTTTTGTTTCTTAAGAAGCGTTTCTTCTCTTCTTAAGTCTTGATCTTCTTTACGCATTTCCATTTCAGCAGCTTGCTGCGCCATCATTAGGTCTTGCATTGGATCGCGTGCATTTGGATCTGGCTCAGGTGCGAGCTCTTCAATATTTGGTGTCTTCATTGCTTCAAGCACTTCAAGTTGAGCTTGACGGTAATTAAGAACTTGTTGCGGTTGAGTCTTAGCCATATCAAATACGGCTTGCGCTCGTTGTACGCGCTCTATATCTGAACCTTGCGAAGGGTCGGCTGCCATACGAATATCACAATCTTCTGGATTGAAGTCAGCCTCCATCGATGATTGTTCGTCACTGTCAAGCACTCGATTATATTTATCGTTATCAAAATGCTTGTAGTTTAATGCGGCAATCTTTTTAAATTCATTCCTGGCGCAATTGTAAACCCGCATGATGATTGAGTTAGGAACCTTAAGCCCTTGTTGTAGTTTAGCAAGATAAAGACTTGCGGCCTCTCCTGCTTGCGCCTGAACATTAACAGCAGCATTAGTCATTGATCGTGATGATGTTACAAGATAATCCATTAATTGAAAGACCGTGGGATTAGGGCCAGCAAAAGGAAATTGGACGATGTTATCTCTTAGATTCCCCGTGCCGTGATTGGGGACAGGAGTTAATTGACCCAACTGTACCTCTATGGGGCCTGACTGTACCGCATTACCTCGACCACTTGCGAGAGACTGACTAATTAAACCTGAGTTAGCCGCTGTGATATGCACGGTGCCAGCATCAATAAGCTGTCTTACATTTGTATTGATTGCATCGAACATGGGGCCTAAAAGAATCCCCCAACCTAAACCCATTGGACCGCCTTCTGGGTCTGGTAAGAATCGATACTGAGTAAACTGACCGACATCATCAATCTTAATAATCGTGCCGTCTTCAGCTTCGGCTATCGTGTCCTCATCATAATTAGGATATAAAGATACAATCTTTCCTTTTTCTTCCCATATCAACGCAATGTAAGGCTCTTTTAATCCGTCCTCATCAAGATCAAACCATGTATATGCCTTGATGAATTCAAAATCATTCTTGTTTTCTTCCAGTTCGTCTTCATCAATACCCCAGCTTTGTTCGCCACGAATAAAGCTTATGACTTCATTGCGAGTATATTTACATTTCTTAAATTTATCGGGGGCAATATCGAAAGACTTATAATTATGGTCAAATACAACTTCATCAGCTAAGCAAAGCTCACTGCATACTTCTTGAATGTCTGTGTCGTAATAGGTTTCTTTGTAAAACGTGCCAGGAGAGGCGAGTATTAGCAAGCCCTTATCTTGGTTGTCTCGCCAATTGGGGATCATTTCTGATAACTGATAGTTTGAATAGTCAGCTACACGTTTAGCTCTGGCTTCTTTTTCGTCGCTATTTTGTCCGTATATTTTGGCGTGAATAATATTATCTGTCCATACAAGCTCCGAGGCTGCGCGTGAACTGAAATCTAGCATAGCCTCTAGAATGTAAGGCATCATTGCCATGCTTGCCCCTTCAAACGGGAAAGACTTTTCTGTTATTTCTACATCACCGGACATGGCTTGAAGTTTTGCAAGATTTAAAGCGCGCTTATATTTCTTGAGCCATGGGCTCATTGACCCTACGGCTTCATTGTATAATTCTATTGTGTCAGTGCAGGCTTTCTTGTTATCAGTCAACTCATCAACGATATTACCTTGATCGAGATATTTAATTAGCTGGGATTGGTTTTCTTCTGTAAGCTCATCGCCTTCGGGTAACTCTGTTATATCTATATCAGCAGGCATTCCTTGTTGCATCTGGTCATATGGCACGCTCATTGTTTACGTCTCGCTATTTTATGTTTTTCCTGAACGGTTAGAGGCCGCCAATTACCGCAAGTGTTACATCGAGTGTAGGCTAATGGTTTATCTTTAACTTCTACGCAGTCGTTACACATTAATATCCTGTCCCCGTATCTCTGCCTTGTCGCTTAGGTGGTTGATATACCGACTGATCTGGAAACAAATCACATATTCTAATAGCATATCGTCTCATCATGTAAGCATAGCGTATAGCATCAAGTATATCATCTTTGATTTTGACTATCTCAGTCTTTCCGTTCGGCGTTGTCTTGGTGTGATATTGCCTTAATTCTTCGAAAACTTCAAATAAGCAGGATACAATCTTGAGCCTTCCTGTCTTCATTAGGTTATTTATTTCCATGATACCAACCCAAACACCATCACCACCATCCTCAAACGTAGCTCTTTCTGGAAGCATATTAAAACCCTCATTCTCATATAGATCTTTCAGCTTCACCGCCTCACCGCTGGATTGTTGTTTGTGTTGTAGCCCGTCACCTGGCCATGCTGCAGGTACATTTTCAGTCCATGGCTTGACAATATGCCACGCCTCGAAAGGTTGTTTTTTAGATCCTTTCCATGCGTTTACTAAGTAAAATATATCTGCACCCTTGTCCCATACAAGCTGAATATGGGCTTGAGGGTGATCCCAACCGAAATCCATACCGTTAATCACGAACCAATGATCGGGAATATCAAAAGGCTTTATTGACAGCTCGTCTTCGTCAACCTCATAAATCAAACCAGACCCCATTAGCGGTGTTCCTTCGCTCCTCATTTTGCGCTGATACTTGGGATACATGGCTAGTATTTTTCTTTGGGTATCTTCATCTAAATGGGGGCATTCTTTCCATGTTGCGGTCTGCAGATACATTCCGGTATCATTAAAGTCAATGGATTCTTCATCTTCTTCTAAGTCTGGCTCCTCACCCATAAACTTACACACAAGCTGAGTCTTGCCGTTTTCAGGGGTGAATGTGAGTATTCCTGAACCACCATTACCTTTATTACCGCTTAATGTTCTAGTAAGCACCTGGGGGAATATGTTAGCGTCTTTGGGCTCTTCATCAATGTGGTACCAATCAACTTCATCACCCATGATGGCATGCTGACCTTGAGAGTATGACCAGAATTGGCAAGTGGACATGCCGTTTCTATGCTTTACTCTAACTTCTCGCATTGCTCCAGACGTACCAGCCATAGCAATATGGTTTATTATTTTATCGGCTGGTATTAACCCGCCTTCAAACTCTTTATCAATGTATCGGCCAAATAGTTTGTTTTGAAGTAAATCTCTGGTCTTTTCGCCAGAATAGCCGAGTAGCCAACACATAGGGGGGAAATCAAACTCTAATCCCTCCCAATCATCTGGATATTCACCCATCAAATGATATGCGTCAATAACTAGTCCGGTTCTTGTTTTACCTGACCGATTAGAAGCCATTAGCATGCATGCGCTGAAATCTTTGGTTGCGGCTATGAATTTTCTTTGCCATTCATATGCGTTTTTATATAATCGAGAAAGGGTATTTCGTTTATTCCGCTTTATCTTTTCTTCAAGCAATGCGGCGTATTCTAGTTTTTCAGCGCGATTCATTAATCTTTTGCGCTTTGTTCGTGCTGGGATTCTAATTGCCGGAGTCTTTTATCTAATTCATCATCCTTTAAATCTGTAAATTTAACATCATGTTCAACTTTCTCTTTAAACGCCTGGACATCAACATGCTTACCGATTATTTCAAGAGATTTATTTGCGCCAGAATGCTCAAACTTATATTCACCTATTCCAACACCTTCATGATCTTTTGCTTCCTCATGTTGCATGCATCGCTCGTGAACTTCTACAGCAGCTTTGAGCACCCAATTAGCATCAACTTTCACTTCTTCAATACGTTCTTCTTTAGCTTTATTAATAAACTCTAATATGTCAGGTTTAGTTAAGTTCTCAGAACCTATAACTTTTGCTGTCTTTTCGCTATATCCAGCACGGATTGCAGCTTGAGTAGCATTTAAATCAACTAAATACTCATGGCAGAATAATCTTTGTTTGGCTGTAAGCTTCTTAGCTGCCATTTATAATCCTCTCTTGGAATCACTATGTTTTATGTAGGGTTTTATTCTTAGGGAACAACCTAGCATATTCATCATTAAAATGCTTGTCAGGCACTTGTTGGGGTCTGCGCTTATCTCCCTTGCCTGTCATATTTACCAAGTCTTCTTTATTTTCTTTTTACGCGCCGCCTCACTAAGGCGAGTAGGTAAATGTCCTCCTCTCCTGCGTAAACCCGCAACTAATTCCTCGGGGTCCATTATTGTCCGACCAAAACCTTTCTTCTTTGCTTTCTTTTTAGTGGCCATGTTATTTTCCTTTTAGATTATTCGCTTTTTCAATTTAACATACTGAATCAGTAACTATAAATGTAGCACAATCTCCGATATAAACATCATCTGGGGTTGGTGTTGTGTTTGTGTAAATTAAGCTTACTTGCCATGAACCGGTCTGACTTAAAAAACCAGTTTCAATCGGATATTCGACATACTCATTTGCAGTCAATACGCCTAAATCTGGATCGGTTACTCCAGCACCTATCACAACACCGTCTGCACTTGTTTTTTGTGCTGTTGTGGAATCTGGAAGGGTAAAATCTAGGGTTAATTCAGTATTGCTAGACATATCAAAACCTGCCGCAACCCTTAATACCTTCCCTGTCTCGTTTTTTTTCAAACTCATATTGATGACTCCACGCTTTGTCCTGTCTCGTCTATTGGGCTAGATATTCCCTGCCCTCTGGATTGAATTATACCTAATAATCCGGTTGATCCACTAACTGTTGATAACGCACTTTGGCCCGCTGATGTAATAGAGCTTAGCACACCTTGGCCTCTGACTTGAATAATTGATAACAATCCAAGTGTTGCATCAATTGCAATTGTAGGAAAATCTAAGGCAATACCAAAATATAAATTTATTAAATGATATCTATCCCCATCATCTATAGTTCCGTCAGGAATAAAAGATGGCCTTCCTATAGGGCTTCTCATATTCATAATTGAAAAGCGTTTTTGTGCGCTGTCAATTGGCATTATGGGCCAGACACTATCTCGCCATTAGTGGCGGTTGTTCCGCTATCGCTCACCGTTGCTTTTTGGTCAACAACGGTTCCAGCATCATTATAAACACTTAAAGTCGTCGCTGTTTGCTCTGTTTTATTTCTCCACGCTTTATAGAGATAATTGATTTTTGCCACAAGGCTAGTGGTTGCCGCTGGTGCGCCTTGCCCTGGTTCTGTATAAGCATCTACATTTAATGTATCTACCACCTCCGCATTGACTTCGGCTTTCATTCCTGTAGACATGCCGCCTAAATCTGTCAATCCTGCTCCAGCCGTTCCGAGCGTTGTGATAATTGAGTTTAAATCAACAGAATTAGTATCCATTTCCTGTCTTATTTCTACTGCTGTCGGTGCTACGCCTGCTGCGTCTGGGACTGTTGTGTTAGCGCCGTTTGTGCCACGCATATCGGTATTGGTTGTGGTAATTGCCACTATAGCCACGTTATCAATAGCTCCTGCTGTTGTGTTAATGGCCGTTACGCTTGCTACTGAACCATCAACATTTCCAGTAACACTGCTAACCGCACCCATATTATCGCCCGCTTTAGCAGGTGCATAATTGCCTTGCAAAGTTGCTAACCTTACACCATCAGCACCTGCCATAATAGTTAATGCGATAGCAATAGCATCTAAATCTGGACGAACATCATCGTTCAAATCAAATGCATGCATAGCAGAAGCATTGCCATAAGTTTCAATATTAATTTCAATATCTAACCAAACTTTGGTAGCTGTTTGGTCAACAATAAATAAGCGGATTCGTGAAGCGGTTAATTCCGCAGCCGTTAAAATTAAACGATAACCCTGCCCTTCATCCGTTGGCAGATTAGTTGCGTTAGCTTCGGCCCCACCGTCTTTAGATATTTTAATATCACCCGCAGCAAAAGTAGCAGCAGGCTCAATGTCTACACCATCAACTTGATATAATGTAAACTGTATGGCTTTAGCGGTTGTTAATAAAACACCGTATTTTCTGAGCTCTGACATCATCTTATTCCTGCGGATTTTTTCATAATCATTCTACGTCTGAATACTTCTATGCCTGTTGGAGCGCCTACTGTATAAACAATTGTAATCTTTGCAGCAAGCGTTGTGTTTCTTCCATAATCTTGAAGCTGCCAGTAATTATTGAGTGCTGAACCATTGTCTTTGAGAACAACGCCTAATGCTTGACCAGAAGCCCAGCCACCGCGATCAATAATCTCTTGAATAATTGCACTTGCATCATCACAAGATAACCAATCTAGAATTATCCAATCGCTTGCGCTTGTATAGGTTCTATCAACTAAAGCAGTCGTTTGAGCTATTTGTGAAGGTCGATTAGTTGCGCTGAATACAGCAACATCATCAACATTAAAGCCCTGCATGCGAGTAACAATATCGGATGCGTTACCTAAATTATTATATTTCATGGACAACTCAATCGTCGCACTAGATATGGTTGAACCTGCTGCTATTGTAACATTGTCCCATGACATACCCATATCATGTGGTGAACCACCTTGGTTACCCAAGCGATTACCGTCACTATCTGCACCAGAGACGGCCCATGTAGCGTCATTAGCCTCTTGGCCGTCCCTAGTATCTATTGCTATTTGAGCTGCGCCGAAAGTAGGGTCAAAACGAATATCCCCAGCAGGCAAAGAGTTAATATCAGCAACTTTCGCGCCCACTAATAAATAATGATTACCATCACCATCTAACCAGAAACGCTTAGTAAGTTTTATTTTCTGCTCGTTATCTTTTTCACCTGCATAAGCATAGTCAACCGGCATAAAGGCCAGTAAGTTATCAAGTGAATCTCTTAATTCTGTAGGGAGCCCATCAATATCGTCAAAGTCATCCCCCTGCTCAATTCCATTACGAACAATCTTTGGAATGTCTGTTAAATCTAATTGGAATACCATTCCAAAATAGGTTTGAGCAATAGCTGTTGATGGTGGTCTGTTGGCTGCTATCCATTCTCGACCCGCCTGATTTAAAATAACATCGAGTTTTAATCGTTCCCCATTTGCGCTAACATCAATAGAAACCTCGCCATTATTAGGTGTATTCCAGATATTGCCCCATGACGCTTTTAGACCAACAGGTAAAACTTCTTCTCCAGTATCAAAGGTTTCTACGTTATTAGATAAGTTTGCTCGGTCGTAAGTGGGTGCGCCTGAAATATTATCAAATGCTCTAGTAGGCCAGTGGATGTAGCCCATTCGAGCAAGCCTGAAAAAGATTGTGTTCTGGCCTTGTCTGCCGCCAAAACCAAACCAACCATCTTGACCTGATTTTTTACCTAATGAATACGTATAATCAGCTTGGTTTACTTTCCAACCATCAAGAGGAATCGTTGTTGGAATAGGATTAAAGTCTACTGAATCATTAGCCACACCGAAATGCAGCGGTGATAATCCGGCGACAAACTTAAACAACCCGTTTCCTTGATCGTAAGTTTTACTGTTTATAGTACGCTTAAAAAGTACTTCAGCCATTTGTTATTTCATCACTTAATATGCTCATTTATTTCTCTTCTCTTTAGGTTTTTCTTTGTTGCCATTTTCCACGTCCGTAAGATAGCGAAAAAATGGCGGGAGGGGTTGGGGATCTCCCGCCTAATCAAGTGTAGTGAGTTAATACTCTTAATTACTATAGCAGATTAATGAAAGCTGACAAAATTACTAACTTACGAAGGTTTTAGCGCTAT